ACTACTATAGATTGGAAGAATACAGACGATAACTCATACGATGGTGAGAAGTTATTGTTGCTAGTACATGATGAAAGTGGTAAGTGGTTAAAACCAAATAATATATTAAACAACTGGAGGGTTACTAAAACATGTCTTCGATTAGGTAGTAGAATTATAGGGAAGTGTATGATGGGTTCTACATCTAACGCATTAGACAAGGGTGGTGATAACTTTAAAAAGTTATATGAAAACTCTAACCCGTTTGAAAGAAATAATAATGGTCAAACAAAATCAGGACTATATTCTTTGTTTATTCCTATGGAGTGGAACTTTGAGGGATATATAGATGAGTTTGGAATGCCAGTGTTTTATACTCCAGATAAGCCAATTAAAGGAGTAGATGGGGCGTGGATAAAGACAGGTGTTATTGATTACTGGCAAAACGAGGTTGACTCCTTAAAGGCTGATGCGGATGCATTGAATGAGTTTTATCGTCAGTTTCCACGAACAGAATCTCACGCATTTAGGGATGAGAGTAAGTCATCTATATTTAATCTAACTAAAATATACCAGCAGATAGATTACAACGATTCCTTAATAAAAGACAGGTATTTAACACGAGGTAGCTTTCACTGGAAGGATGGTGTAAAAGACACAAAGGTTATATGGACACCTAACAGGAATGGTAGGTTCTTAGTTTCATGGATACCAGAGGAAAGATTACGAAATAATGTGTTTAAGAAGAACGGTAAGTATCACCCAGGAAATGAACACTTAGGTTCGTTTGGTTGTGACCCCTATGATATATCAGGAACTGTAGTTGGTAAAGGCTCTAATGGTTCATTACACGGGCAGACTAAGTTTAATATGGATAACTGTCCATCTAATGAGTTTTTCTTGGAGTATATCGCTAGACCTCAAACCGCAGAGATATTCTTTGAGGAGGTGTTAATGGCGTGTATCTTTTACGGAATGCCAGCACTAATAGAGAACAACAAAGCAAGAATACTATATCACTTTAAAAATAGAGGATATCGTCACTTTTGTATGAATAGACCCGATAAGACCTATAATAAGCTATCTAAGACAGAAAGAGAGCTTGGGGGTATACCGAACTCGTCAGAAGACATAAAGCAAGCACACGCATCAGCTATTGAATCATACATAGAGAAGCACGTAGGGTTTGATGTAGAGGGTACATACAGAGATTCTGAGGAAATAGGTTCTATGTTTTTTAATAGAACATTAATAGATTGGGCTAAGTTTGACATCAATAATAGGACCAAACATGATGCATCTATTAGCTCAGGACTAGCAATTATGGCAAATCAGAAGCATATTTACACCCCAACTAAAGAAGAGTCAAAAATATCTGTTATCTTTGCAAGATATAGTAACAAAGGAAACATAAGCCAAATCATTAAATAAATGAAGGAATCTACCATAGCAGTAAATCCTACTAATTTTCCCAATCAATTAGCAACTGATGCTCAGAAAGCATCAGCAGAGTATGGATTACAGGTAGGTAAATCAATCCAGTATGAATGGTTTAAGAGGTCAGGTAATAGTTGTAGGTACTACAACCAATGGGTTGACTTCCATAAACTAAGGTTATATGCAAGAGGAGAACAATCAGTAGCGAAGTATAAGAGTGAGTTAGCGGTAGACGGTGACTTATCTTATTTGAATCTAGATTGGACACCAGTTCCTATTATACCTAAGTTTGTTGATATAGTAGTTAATGGAATGTCTGATAGGTTATTTACCGTTCAGGCATATGCTCAGGATGCTATGGCGGCTGACAACAGGAAGTCGTATCAGAACATGATAGAGGCAGATATGGTGGCTAAAGATTTCTTACTACAGAGTAAGGAACAGTTTGGTATAGATGCATTTAACACAGCAGCTGAGGATTTACCTGCTGATGACCAAGAGCTACAACTACACATGCAGCTTAACTATAAGCCAGGTATAGAGATTGCAGAGGAAGAGGCTATCAACACCTTACTAGAGCAAAATCATTATTCAGATATTCAGAAAAGATATAACTACGACATAGCTACAGTAGGTATGGGATGGGTAAAGCACGAGTTTTTACCTAACTCAGGTGTTAAGGTTGACTACGTAGACCCAGCAACATTAGTATATAGCTACACAGAAAGTCCTACGTTTGAGGATTGTTTTTATTTCGGAGAAGTAAAACAGGTGCCAATTACAGAGCTTATTAAAATAAAGCCAGATATAACTAAGGAAGAGTTACAAGAGATTGCAGATACCAGCTCAGGGTGGTATGATTATTACGGTGTTACACGACAGTATCAGAACGATATCTTTCAGAAAGATGTAGTTACCTTGTTGTATTATAACTACAAAACAGATAAGAAGTTTGTTTATAAGAAAAAATATTTAGAGAACGGTGGTGAAAGGGTTGTTAGAAAAGATGAAAACTTTAACCCACCAGAAGGAACAGAGGAGAGATTCGAAAGAATAGAGAAAAGAATTGATGTGTGGTATGAGGGTATTATGATACTCGGAAGTAATAAACTAATTAAGTGGGAGCTTGCTAAGAATATGGTTAGACCTAAGTCAGCCTCTCAGTATGCACTACCAAACTACATAGGTGTTGCACCAAGAATGTATAAAGGAGTTGTTGAGTCATTAGTTAGACGAATGACAACATTCGCTGATTTAATTCAGATGACACACCTTAAGCTACAGCAAGTAATTGCTAAGGTAGTTCCAGATGGTGTATACATAGATGCGGATGGTATTAACGAGGTGGACCTAGGTACTGGAGCTGCATACAACCCAGAGGATGCACTTAAGATGTACTTCCAAACAGGTAGTGTTATCGGTAGAAGCTTTACACAGGATGGTGAGTTTAACCACGGTAAGGTTCCTATTCAGGAACTAAACTCTAATAGTGGTCAAGCTAAGATGGCTAGCTTAATCAGTACCTATAATCATTACTTAGGTATGATTAGGGATGTAACAGGTTTAAATGAGGCTAGGGATGGTTCTACTCCAGACCCTAACGCATTGGTAGGTGTTCAGAAATTAGCAGCACTAAATTCCAACACTGCTACTAGACATATATTAGATGGTAGTTTATTTATTACTAAAAAATTAGCGGAGGCATTATCTGTAAGGGTTGCTGATGTATTAGAGTATTCTGACTTTAGGGAAGAATTTGCAAATCAAATTGGAAAATATAATATAAATATTTTAGAGGACATCAACAATTTGTATCTCCATGATTTTGGAATTTTTATTGAAGTTTCTCCAGATGAGGAACAAAAGGCACAGCTTGAGGCTAATATACAGATGGCACTTAGCAGAGACCAAATTACGCTGGAAGATGCTATTGATATTCGTCAGATTAAGAATATTAAGATGGCAAATGAGCTTCTTAAGGTTAAGAGAAAGAATAAGCAGAAGCAGGATGTGGATAGAGAGAATGAGAAGATGCAGATGCAGTCGCAAATAAACATGCAGTCTCAACAAGCGGCTGCTGAGTCAGCGATGCAGCAAGCACAGGCTGAGATGCAATCTAAGATTCAGGTTAAGCAGGCTGAGATAGCGTTTGAGATTGAGAAGATGAATGCGGAGGCTAATCTTAAGAAAGAGTTGATGCAGGTAGAGTTTAATATGCAGATGCAGATTAAAGGTCGTGAAGCCGATGCTTTACAACGTAGAGAGAATGAAAGAGAGAAAGGTAAGTCTGAAAGAATTAGCCAGCAGTCTACTCAAACATCAAAAATAGTTAATCAAAAGCAAAATGACCTACCTCCAATAGATTTTGAATCTAACGAAGATAGCTTAGATGGTTTTGATTTAGCTGAATTTGAGCCTAGATAAATATAAAAAAGTTTATTACCTTTGTAATCAGAGAATTAAATTAAAAATAAAATAAAATATAATGGACGGATTTAAAGTAAAAGAGGTTAGTGCGGAACCCGAAAAGTCAAAACAGCAGATAGAGGCTGAACTTTTAGAGAAGCACGAGCAACAGTTTGAGGATGCAGATGCACCTAAAACAGAAGAAAAAGTAGCTGTAGAGGAGCCAGTAAGTGAGAAAGAAGAAGTAGCTACCGAGTCAACAGAAGAGGTTGAACAAAAAGAATTACAAGATACTGACGTTCTTTCATATATAAAGAACAGGTATAAGGATAAAGAAATTAACTCTATTGAAGAGTTATTTGAGCAGAGAGAAAGTAATGAGGAACTTCCAGAGGATGTCTCTACTTTCTTAAAGTTTAAAAAAGAAACTGGAAGGGGAATCAATGACTTTGTTAAGTTAAACAAAGATTTTGATAAAGCTAACCCAGACAGCCTCTTGGCTGATTATTGGTCTGAAACCAAGAAACACCTAGATTCTGACGACATTGCGTTTGAGTTAGAGGAAAGATTTGGTTATGATGAAGAAATGGATGAGGAGTCGGAGATTAGAAAGATTAAGATTGCCAAGAAAGAAGAGCTTGTAAAAGCAAAGGAGTATTTTAACAAACAGAAGGAGCAGTACAAATTGCCACTTGAGTCAAGTAGTGATTTTGGAATCTAAAGATTCGCAGCAGCAAAATTTAAAAAGACAGGAGTACTTTTTAGATAAGACTAACAAACTATTCTCCGAAGGATTCAAAGGTTTTGAATTTAAGGTAGGAGAGAGGGAGTTAACTTATAAGCCTGGTAACCCAGAGCAACTAAAGAAAGCTCAGTCTGACGTTACTAACTTTATTAGCAGTCATGTTAATGAGGACGGTTACTTAAAGGATGCTAATGCGTATCACAGAGCTCTATCAGTAGCGATGAATCCTGAGGCTTTTGCGAAGTATTTTTACGAGCAAGGTCAAGCAGATGCAATCGGTGATGTAACTAGGGAGTCTAAAAATGTAGACATGCCAGTTAGAAAAGCATCAGAGAGTGTATCTAAGGGAGGTTTTAAAGTTACTGCTATGAGTGAAGAAAGAGGTTCGGGTAAGCTACGAATAAGAAGTAAAAAAAAATAACTATTAAAAACTAAAAAAAATGGCAGGAGCTATAACAGGTGCAGCTGGACAACCAGCGTTAACACCATCCGCTAGTAAGGCAACGTTGCCTACTAATTACATTACTGATTTTAATTTCCTGAATCAGTACTTACCAGATACTTATGAGAGAGAATTTGAGAGATATGGAAACAGGTCTATCAACGCTTTCTTAAGAATGGTAGGGGCAGAGATGCCTACAAACTCAGACCTTATTAAATGGGAAGAGCAAGGAAGATTACATACACAATATACAGGAGTAACTGATTCAAACTTTAGATATTGCGGCTGGTACGTGTAACTTTAGAGTTGGACAAACAGTTATGCTATCATCAGCTGCTGACAACAAACTAATTAAAGGTGTTGTTGTAACAGTTAATGTAGGTGGTACTACTGAATTTACTGTAGCTCCTTATGAGAACGGTGCTTCATTCACAGTAGCTGTAGCTGATATTGTTGCTTTTGTTTACGGTTCAGAATTTAGAAAAGGTTCAACTGGAATGGTTGGTTCTTTAGAGGCTGACCCTGTAATCTTTGACAACAAACCAATTATCATAAAAGACAAGTACGTTGTTGCTGGTTCTGATATGGCTCAAATTGGTTGGGTTG